AAAGAAAAAGAATATCCAAAAATTGATTCGTTAAGAATCCATTGTGCCAAAATGCACAAAGTCTCATCAAAACAAATGTATATTGATGTTATTTTAAACGGAGTTGAGCCAACCTGTGATTGTGGTTGTGGATCTCCTGTAAAGTTTTTAGACACTGGTCGTGGTTTTAGTCGTTATATCATGGGGCATAATTCTAAAGTTGAAGGTAATAATAACTTTAAACTTGGAAATGCTCATGAAAAATCTCTTACTACCAGAAAGAAAATGATTGAAAATGGAGAATATAAACCATTTCAAATAAAAGAAACTGGTATGTATTGGATGGAAGGCAAAACAAAAAATAATGATGAACGTTTAAAACAAATGTCAGAAACAATTAAAGAAAAACATGGCAAAAAACGTTCAGAAAAGATGAGAGAAAATAGATTGAATGGAACCATTCAAACTCTTTATGGAAAAGAACATCCTCAATGGAAAGGTGGAGTTTCTTCTTTAAATCATAGCATAAGGGGAAATAGAGAATTATATTTAAAATGGAAATATCCAATCTTGCAAGAACACAATTTTAAATGTTTACATTGTGGAAATAATAATGAATTGCAAGTGCATCATAATGTAGAAACTTTCTCTGAAATATTATTAAAAATTGCAATAAATAATAATTGGGAATATAATTTAACAACAAAATTGAACAATAAAAACAACTTAGATGAAATTAATTTATTAAAAGAAAAAATAAAAAGTGAAGTAATAGAATATCACGTTAATAATAATGTAAAAGGAATAGCATTGTGTAAAAAATGTCACAAAGAAGAACATTCCAAACAATTTATAAATGATATTGATGATGAATATGAATATGAAAATGATTTATAATCATTATTTGCATATTTATTGTTTGAACATATGTCCGATAAAGAAATAAAAGAATCCTATAAAACAAAGAATGATGAAAGGATCACGTTTAAGTTTTATAAAAATCTATCTGGCGTACAAGAGCCATGGCGACTTGATAGAGTAGAAGCATATGTTGGAGGCGAATTAGCTGGTTATATAGCTATATCCTATGTTCCAAAAGAGGACTTTTATAAAAAATATCCAACAATATTTGATTTTGGAAAAAGAAAAATATATGTTGATGATAAAGATCCGATTGATGAAAAACTGTGGCGGCTTGGAACAGAAATAAGTGGATGGTCGGCAGATGATAGTTATAAATCATTAAGCAATTCAGAAAAAGAAAAGTTGTTAAATGATTTAATAAAAAAATATGAAAAAAAGATAAAACCACAATATGATGAGTTTATTCAATTTCATATTGATAAACCTCTTGTTGATTATATTGATGTCGAAGACAAGTATAAGCGCATGAGAATTGGCGAGGCTTTATACGTTATAGCCTCTAGATGGCTCGCTAAGCGAGGAATGAAGCTATATGCATCTGGATTACAATCTGATAGCGCAAAAGCCTCCTGGGCGCATCTAAAGAGCAAATATGCCAGTAATATTGGCAGTGATACCTATGGTTTAAAAAACAAAGAGAGAACATATCTTTCTCATTTGAAAGAATATATTGATTTGTTTGTAAAAGAAGAAACCAAGGCAAAAAAACCAAACTATTCTGCTCTTGTATTGTATGAACAATCTCACAATGAATTAATGGTTGCATTTTCTCAAAACCCAGATTGGGAAATCTTAGCGCATCATGTTACATTGAATCTTGGTTCTTATAAAGGCGACCGTGAATTATTAGGAAAAGACTTTAATATTGCTGTTGAAAAATATGGCGAAAATGAATATGTTTCTGCGGTAAGTGTTTTATTGCCAGCCGAGATTTTATCAAAACCAAATCCTCATATAACAATTGGGGTTAATAGAACTATTGGCGGAAAGCCAATGATGTCAAATCAGCTTGATTGGCAAATGGCAGAACATGTTCATCCAAAAATAGTATTAAAAGCAAAACTTGTCGAAGTCATGGAAAATGATAATAGATTTGCAGATGGATATGAACAATGAAAATGTATCACACAACAAGTCCTGAGCGTCTTGACTCTATTTTGTTAAATGGATTAAAAATTAATTCCACACCAAATAAATCTATTGGTTCTTTAGAATATATGGCAGAAGCGTACAAAGGAATATATCCAATATTTTTATCTATTAAACCAGGGGCATACAAAAACGGAATTGTGCTAGAAATCGATGTTTCAGGTTTGCCACTGGTAAGCGACATTCCTTCTTTAATAGAACATGATGGACATTTGTCAGAAGACAGTAAACATATATGGTGGGATGAATATGTTGATGATCCAAAGGCGCAATTAATTTATGAAATGATTGATGAAAATGGAGAAGTAGAAATTAGTAAATTAATTAAACCTAATTCTTATGAATCAAATAAATCTATAGAAATAACTGAGACTTGTGCTGTTATGCAAAACATAGAACCAGAAAGAATTAAAATGTTTGGAAATATAGACAAAAGAGGCACTCTGATAAAAGAGTTTATTGATGCTCTTATAAAGGAAGAAATCAATTTAGATATATCTGTTGGCGATGTTGTGCTTGCTGGAAAGTTTAAAAACAAGAGAGTTGTTGTTAAATCAATAGGAAAAGATGACAATGGACAACCAACAATAAATGGAAAGGCATTATTAAATGTTAGAATTGAAAAAGACCTGCCAAAAGAAAAACAATCGAAAGAAACAAGGGAAAGTCTAAAAGAGTTTATTTCTAAAGAGATAAAATTAATTTTTGAATCAAAACAAAATATAATGAATCTTGGTTTGCCAGAAGTAATAGCTTCTATATTGTATGAAGTATATGGTAAAAATGCTTATATAGTAGCAAAATGGTACAAAGATAATTTCTCTTATCAATTTACAAGAGGCGGAGTAACTAATATGCCTCAAGATTGGTGGAAGAGATCCAATATATCATATTCATTAAGAAAAAATACATTAGATGTTGTTGATTTAGTAAATCTTTATGAGGCCGCACAACATTCCGAGGAAGCATATCGTGCAATGCAAAGAGAACTTGAGCTTGAATCTGACAATGTTTTTGATAAAGAAGAAATATTGTCAGACTTAAGACCAGAGATAAAAGAAAAATTATTTAAAGAACGTATATTTTTCGGTTCTGATTTAATAAAAGACATTCAAAATGGTAAATTGACAGATTTAGCTCAATATAAAAAACTTTCTTATGATGATGCAAAAGACAAATATGATAAAAAGAAAATATTTTCTGATGTTGAGCCAATCAAAACATATTCAAACGGATTCAAATGGATAAATGCAGGATCTTCATGTCAACTTGTTGGAAAACAAATGAAAAACTGTGGAAGCACAGGAGTCATGTCGATGGATAAAGATAGAACCATGATTGTTCTTTTCGATAAGAATAACAAACCACATGTTGTGACAACTTATTCTCCAAATGAAAATAGATTATCTGGTGATGAAGGTGCAGCCAGCACAGCGGTAAAAGAAGAATATCATGATTATATTCTTGATCTCGCCAAAACGCTTGGAGCCAGATTTGATTCCGAAAGAACTAAATCTCCTGTTTTAAGATTAAAGAGCGCATTTGGAGAACACCTTTTGGGAATGGAAGAATTATATAAAACTTCATACCATACATACTATAAATTAAAAATGGATGATGGAATCTCTTATGTCACAGATTCTATGATCTACATACCTGAAAGTGAAGTTGAAAGAATAAAACAGGAACAAAATATTGAATCATATAATGATGCTGTGAGAGAAACGTTTAAAGAACAAAATAGTTATAATAATTCTGTTAAATCTTCTAGTTTTTACGGCATGATGGCAAAATATCCAATAAAGTGAGATTATTCATATGAATTATATTAAAAAACTAATCAAAGAAGAATTAATGTCAATGTTGAGTGAAGAATATGATTATAGAATTCAACACACGGCACCAGATAAACATTATGGTTCTCCATTGTATGATTTAACATTAAATGGAACATATCCAAAAGGTTTTTATAATAACATTAATCATTATGCAGATAACACAAAACACGATTATGAATCTATTAGTAAAATAAGAATGTATTATAATAAACCAGATGCTTTAGTTAAAGTTTATCGTGCCGTTCCAGCTTTTGTAAAAAAAGAATATGATAAAAAATTAAAAAAATGGATTTCAGATGAAAATGATGATTCGCCAAGACCAATTGTCATTAATCCTGGAGATTGGGTAACAACATCTGAATCCTATGCTAAAGAGCACGCATACGATTTAGAAGGCCCTGGTGTTCATGGAAAGGTTGTCTCTAAGAGGATTCCTGCAAAATATTTGTGGACAGATGGAAACTCAATTAATGAATGGGGATATGATCCAAGTTGATTTCACCATGTTAATATTTTTATTCCATATGTAATAATATTTTCAAATCCATGTTTGTCTGTTAAAATTATTGATTCTTCACCATCATAAAAACATATATGGTCAATTTGAACATTCTTTTTCCAACGATTCCCATATGGCTGTTTAGATAAAAATAGTTCAAGTTGTTCTGAAATGTTTTTATATGATTGTGCCGTAAACCCTATTAATGCATCTCCATCGCCACCATCGGCAATAATTGCATTATATACCCAATCGAATAATTTTTGATTTATATTATCATCCGATTCTATTGATTTCTGGTTTTCTTGGTCCATGATATTCATACTCCATTTCTGTTCCGACTTCATTCCAAGCCATAAACATTTCAAACCATTGCTGGTAAGTTGTTTCATCTACATTAAGATTTTTCATATTAATTGAAAAAGTATCTAGATTTTCAATTAACTCTTTTTTAAAATCATCAATTGTAAAAAGCTCATATTGATTTTCTTCTATTGTCTTATTAAAAAGTTCTTCTAATTGTTTTATTGTTGTCATCTATTATTGTTTCCTAAAATAATGTCAATTTTTTCAATCAATTCATCAATCTGTGGGGCATCAAGCCCATAAAACATATATTCTCTCGATTGATCTAATAATTTTTTTAATTCATTATTTTCGTTTATTAACTTTTGAAAATCAAATACAGTTATTACTTTTTCGATTTTTTCACCAGGAATTATAATTCCACAATCTTTACATTGTGAATTATTTGTTCCTGTCACTACTGCCGATGACCAAGTTTTGTTTTTATGGTTACACATACTGTTTAATTTCCTCTAAGTTTTTTAAGTTCATTTCTTATTTGATTTGCTATTTTTATTTTATCCCCGACAAGAACATTTATTTCTTCATTAACTTGCTTTAAATCTTTTTCTAGTGCATCTATTTTATCTTGATCATAACTTGTATCAAGCATAACAACATGATAATCGGTTAATGAAATCTTGCAAAGTTTTAAAATTGTTCCTGGTTTTATTTTTTTTAATTTATTTTTTATAGGCATTGATAAGTGAAAATTATCAATTTGATAATCATAAAATATAGCAGGCAGACCCCACCATAAAGTTTTTAGATTTTTTGTTGGTAATGCGATTAGATCCGTTCCATTGTATTTATAGCATCTATATGTTTTCATTTTAAATTATTTTCCTCGAAATAACAATCCACATCATTTTCTTTAATATATTGATTGAAAAAATCAATCACTTCATCTTTTGAAGATACTCGCAAAAAAGATGCGTCCCACAATTCCGATCTCCATTTCCAAAATCTTTGACACTCAGATATTGATAAATAAATATTATACTCTTCATGCAATGATTTTTGTATCATTTTACAATCATCATAAACATCATCGACTTTTCCATAACCATCAAGACAAGAAAAAACATTATCGATATATTTTTGATTTATTATTTGTTTATAATCTATTTTACTCATAACAACATTATAAATCTATAAAATACAATATAAACAACAATAGAAAAAGATATTTTAATTACAAAGCATTAATTAATACTATGAAGCATACAAAAATAAATGCAGCAAAGAAGTTTTTGGTAAAATTAAGAGCCACAAATCCTGAATTATACAATAAAATTATACAACAGGCTTCTTGGTTGATTTATTCTGATCGTCAAGGCAAAAAGCCAAAGGATGTTAAGAAAAGCTTAAGAGTCAAACTGGCTAACACTCCTGAATTAGACCCAAGGTTTCAACCAGATACTTATGGATTAAAAGTTGCAATAGATGCGTTGGCAGGTAATAAAAAAGAAGCAACTGATTCAAAACGTTTATATAATGCCGCTTTGGATTCCATATTCAAAGATACATTCAAAGAATCTTTAGAATTGAATGAATTATATTTAGAAATATTAAAAGAAATAAAAAATTAATTTTAATATTTGTTTAGAAATTATATAACATTATACTTATCCTCTATTAAGAACAATAGAGGTTTTGTATTTTATGGATAATAGAGAAGGTAAAAACTCAGTATTTGAAGCATTTGAAGCACTTGGTGCAAATAAGAACATTCAAACAGAATCAAGAGAAGAAGCAATTTTAAGAGAGTTTGGATTAGATATTCCAACATCAGCAGTACCAATTCCAAGTGAAGGAAAAGTTTATCCTGTTGGTCATCCTTTGCACATGCAAAATACTGTTGAGATTCGCGGAATGACAACAAGAGAAGAAGATCTCTTAATGTCAAGAGCACTAATTCGTAATGGTACAGTTGTTTCTGAACTTATTAAGTCCTGTTTGGTAACTCCAGGAATTGATGTACGCAACTTAATCGCTGGTGATCGAAATGCACTCATGATTGCTATTCGTATTTTGGGATATGGTTCAGAATACGAAGCAACAATGGAATGTCCTTCATGCCAAGCAAAAAATGAAATCATGTGTGATTTGAATAGCCTAGAGGTAAAACCATTAGACATTGATCCAACAGCACCAGGAGAAAACTCATTTGCATTTGTGCTTCCAAAAACTGGTGCAAATGTTAATTTCAGATTCTTAACAGGGCGCGATGAAGAAGAAATCTTGGCAATGATGGAATCTAAAAAGAAAAAAGGAATCCAAGTTGATAACACAGTAACAACAAGATTGTTCTACTCAATTACATCAGTTAATGGAAAAACAGATAGAAGCCTTATCCAAAAGTTCATTTCTATCATGCCTGCACTAGACAGCAATGCTTTAAGACAATACATTGATGCTCATGAGCCAAAGGTTGACATGACATTTGGATTTAGATGCAAGTTCTGTGAACACGAGGAGGATACAATATTGCCACTCGGCCCAACGTTTTTTTGGCCCAACGCCAGAAGATAGAGAAGCTTTAATTCTTGAGCCGTTTTTTAATCTTAAACATTATGGTGGTTGGACTTGGAGAGAGTTTTATAATTTGCCAATCATATACAAACGCTGGTATATGAAAAGATTGAATAAAGAGTTCAAGGAAATGTCTGATCACGGACAAGCTACAACTCCAAAATCCCCAGGGTTTAATACGCCAGACATGATGGCATTTACGGGTAAAATACCATTTAAACAGGGAGAATAAAAAATAAACCAGGTTCGAAAAGTTTCCTGGTTTATTTTTTTTATGTATGTTATACACTGTTGTCTATGGACTTTAAACCAACAGAATTGAAAGAAATATGTTCTTTGTACTTAAAAGAATATCCGGATTTTCCTTCAAAAAAATACAAAGATATGATGGGCATCTTAACAAAAAAACAAGATGTTCCGTGGAACTTAATTTTAAGAGAAGAAGAATATCAGAAAGAGCATTCTACATATGAAAAAAGAATAGATGATATTACAAACGATATTGATCTATTTTATTGGAATGAAGTTTATAAAAAAACTTCTGGTGTATTTCAATTCTTAAAGCCTGCAAAAATTAACAAAGAAATATATAAAAAGTATTTGTTAAGTGAAAATAGTAATGTATTAAAATCATTTGAACCAAATGAAGATGGTTTTGCAAATATACCTGCTTATTCGTTAAGTTCTTCTAGAACAGGAAGAATGATAATAGAAGAAGGACCACAAATACTTACGCTGGAAAAGTCTCATAGAAACATTCTTCAATCAAGATTTGGAGAAAATGGTTCTTTATGGTATTTAGATTTCGTCTCTCTGGAACCCAGATTAATGCTTCTTTGTTCATCAAAAGATAATACCCATAACCCCCCCTATACTGGTCATCCTCCATCTTTGTGTAATTTAAATGAAGAATTGCCTAGTGATATTTATACTTTTGCAATTAAAAAATTAAAATTGTCTGGTGTCATTGATCGCAAGTTAATGAAAATGATTATTTTGAGACAATGTTATGGAACAAGCAAGTCTACAATTATTAAATTGCTTGAAGAACATGAAATACATAAACCAGAAGAGATTTATGAGATCATTGACGACTTCTTTGGCGTGTCGGTTATAAAGAATATGATTTTTAATGCCCCGCAAAAACCCCTAGAAAATTATATAACGAATTGGTATGGTAGAAGGGTGGCTTTGGACTCTTCGAGCCCTTACGCGGCTCTGAATTATTTTATTCAATCGACAGCCGTTGATGTTGCTATGATGGGATTTTTAAATATATTGACAGCAATATCGAAAATAAAGAATGCAAATAGTTTTATTGTTCCATTGTATTTTTTACATGATGCATTGATTTTGGATGTTCACAATAACCTATCTCACGTTTTGCCAAAGCTGTGTGAAATCGGTTCTAAAAATATATTAACATTTGAAAATCAGAAGTTTTATATTGGTCATGAAAAGCTAGAAAAAACATATAAAAACAACGAAGTTTAATGATAAAAAAAACGATGCTAAGATACATAAAACTTGTTGGAAATCTTATGCAAAAAACTGCTTTTCATATATAATTAAACAAGTTATCCGGTCTTTATTTATACCGGCTTTTTTAAAAAAATTGGAGAAAAATAATATGTCATATAATTCATATAATATCGAAGCTATTAAAAAGAAAATTGCACAATTACAAGGAAATGTAAAAACAGAAAAGAAAGAACAACCTAAGTTCACATGGTTTAAACCACAAATAGGAAAACAATACGACGTTCGTTTTATTCCTCTCTTAGATGGCGAAGGAAATCCTCTTTCACAACCATTCTTCGAAACCGCGTTTTACGACAACAAGGAATTAACAAAGTTTCGTTTTCCAGCGCCTTCACAATTTGGAGAACCAGACCCAATTAAAGATCTAGTTTTTGAACTAGCGAAGGATCGTTCAAAAGAAGCTTGGCTTCTAAAGAAAAAGCTTACTCCAAAGGAGAGATATTATGCTGCTCTTATTGTTAGAGGTGGAACATCAGATGTAAGTGGTGATACAAAGCCAGTATCGGAAGATACTGTTATTTTGTGGGAGTTCACATCAAAGATTTGTAAAGATGTGTATGCTACATTGGTTCATCCAGATTATGTAGATGAAGATTTGTTTGATTTGGATACAGGATATGACTTTACAGTATCAGTAAATGCAACTGATAAGGTATTTGAAGGGCATCCAGTTAAAGAAATCAAACTTCAACCACGTCGTAAGGCTTCAAAGGTTGCAGACAAGAAGACTCTTGAAAAGATTCTTGCACAACGTCCAAATCTTCATGATTATTTCAAAGCACAAATTAAATCACAAGAGCAAATTGATGAAATGCTACAAGCTTTCTTGGCCTCAAAGACCGAAGATGCATCAGTTTCAAACGAAAATGGATTAGCTAAAGGTGGCGAAGTTGATATGACGGCAGCACTAGCTGATATTGACAAGCAATTTGCTGATCTTGATGAGTGATTTCAAACTTAAACTAAACTAATTTAGAGCCTTTTTTAAGGCTCTTTTTTTATTTTTACGCCTTGAACTTTTGCCATGAAATAATATAAACTGTACATACAAATGAAGATTATAGTTCATAAGAAGTTTTTGTTTGGTATTATAATAAGATAATTGGAGTATATATGGCAAGAGAAAAAAAAGAACAAGTATCGACATCAAATACAAATAATATTGATTTAACAGATGATTTTACAAAAGATTTAATTAAGCAAATTAACAAAGAACATGGTGCTCAAGTAGCATTCAATTTATCAACTGATTCGGCACCAACGAATATTAATCGATGGATTAGCACAGGATCAAGATTTTTAGACACAATTATTTCCAACAAGGGCAAAAACGGCGGTCTTCCAGAGGGAAGAATTATAGAACTTCAAGGAAATCCAAGTTGTGGTAAAAGCATGATTTCTTATGAAATTGCTAAGAATACCCAAAAAATTGGTGGAATTGTCTGTTATATCGATACAGAAAATGCAACATCTCTCGATCATTTAAAAAATATTGGACTTGATGTAAGTAAAAGATTTGTTTTTATTCAATCAGCATGCACAGAAGAAATACTTCAAATTATTGAGAGTACAATTCTAAAAGCAAGAGCAATGACAAAAGATGTTCCTGTTACAATCATTTGGGATTCAGTATCTCAATCATCACCAAAAGCAGAAATTGAAGGAGACTATGACCAAAACACAATTGGTTTGCAAGCTCGTGTCCTTGGAAAAGGAATGCGTAAAATAGCCAATATTATAGGAAACCAAAAAGTTTTACTTGTCTTGGTCTCGCAACTTAGAATAAAAATTGGTTGCGTGGCCCCAGAAACAGAAATAATGATTGATGTATAATATAAACCATAAGAGAATATACTGAAACTAATAAAGGAAATTGAAAATGCAAAAAATTAAAGTAGAAGAATTATTTAATAAATTAGGTTTTGATTATAAAACAATGGATATGAATAAGTTTTATGACGTTTCTGAAAAAAATATAAAAGTAAAGTCATATTCTGTTGAAGATGGTGCTTATGTAAGCAATAAAATAACTAAAATAGTACGTAAAGATGATTCAAATGAATATGTTTTAAGCACAAAAAATAACAAAATCTCTTGTTCTTATGATCATCAGGTTTATATTAAAGACATTAAAGATAATCAATTGTTTTGTGAAGTTGGTAAATTGTTAAACAATTTCTCTAAATTAAAGGTTTTAGAAAATGATTCTTGGGTAGATTTTAAAGTAATCAAAACAAATAATACAATCCCAATTTTAGATTTCGAAGTAGAAGATACCCATTGTTACGAATCCTGTGGTATATTGTCTCACAATACATCATATGGCGATCCAACGACTACATCGGGAGGAATGGCAATTCCATTTGCTTCTAGTGTGCGTATTAGAATCAATGATGGTTCTCCAATTAAGGACAAGGCCGGCAATGTAATTGGACGTTCAACATCAGCAAAAACAATCAAGAATAAGGTAGCACAACCATTTAGAGAAGCAGGTTTTGATATCATTTTTGGCAAATGTGTTCAGGACTATGAACAATTGTTTGATTATTTTAGAGAGTTTTGCGAAAAGTCAAAGAATGGCGTAGCTGTTGGAAAAGAAAGAGTTTCCGTTTCTGGTACCGGAGCATGGAAATCTTTTATTATTTACGATGAAGATGGCGTTCTTAAAGATGAAGTTAAGTTTTATAAGAATGAGTTTGGTGAAAAGATTTTAAATAATCCATCATATGAAAAATATGTAGATGCACTATTCCAGGAATCTCTTGTTATCAAGTATGAATCAGATCCAAGAGAACATTCAACATATACAGGAACATCAGATTTGTCAGAAAAAGACAGAGATGCATTAGAAGAGAAATAATTTATGGAAGAACAAATAATAGAAAATAAAAATCCATTAGCAAATTATTATTGGTCGTACTTGTGCGGCATTTTTATAGATTATAAAACTGGAAATGCCGCACCTAATTCAACTTTAAAGTTTATTGCACGTCAAAACGAATGGAATAATACATTAATATATCCATTAAAAATGGCATCTGCGGCCATTTATCAGGCAACAATGACGGATGAAGTAAATATATTAATTGTTCCAATGGATTTTGTTGATATTGTTAACGACATAACAAGTTTTTCTTATAATCCAAATAACGCTAACGAACAATCTGTTTTAAATGGAGTTTATTGCGGAAGTTTTTATGGTGTTTTGTCTGGACGAAATGAAGTTAAAGTATACAAAAGCAATCTATTACAAAATAAATTAGTTCTTGCTAGAATAAATAGAACCGGAATGAGGGCAGTTTTAAAAAAAACGCAAACAGCATTTAATGTAGTACCAGAGATATGTATGATTCATGAACCATCGTTGATTAACACGATGCAAGAATATTGTGTAATTAACATATTAAATAAATAAGAGGTAGAAATGTTTGTAAAGTTTTTATTCAAGAAAGAAGTTGAATCAGCGGTAATTCCTATTGCAAAAAATAATGGTGATGTTGGAATGGATATCTATTCTGTAATAGACCTGGTAATATCAAACGGCTCGACAGAAATGATTGATACGGGTCTGATTTTAGCAGATGTTAAATATGGTTTATCAAATAAATCACATGTTCTTTTAAAAATTGAAGGTAGAAGTGGATTGGCATCTAAAGGTATATTCCCAACCGGTGGCATAGTCGATCCGTCGTACAGGGGACATATACGAGTTGCGTTAAACAATTTTTCTGGCGCAGACTATCATGTTAAAGTAGGTGATAGAATTGCACAATTTGTTGTATATCCAGTTTATGCAAATGGTTCTACTGAACATAGTGTTATACATATAGAAGAATCTCATGATGTATCAGATACAGATCGTGGCGCAAAAGGATTCGGAAGCTCCGGAAGATAATTTGAAATATCAAAATGCTTGATTTAAAAAAAATAAACCAACAGGCCCATCAACCACACCAGCAAAGAAGTATTGTTATTATTGATGGAATGAATAATTTCATTCGATATTACATGGCAAATCAGTCTATAACTTCTTCTGGTGTACCAGTTGGAGGGGTTGTTGGTTTTATCAAGTTTATTCAATGGATTACAAATGATTTAGCACCTTCAAAAGTTTATTGTGTTTGGGAGCAAGGTGGCGGTTCTGCGAGAAGAAAAAAGATATATGAAGGATATAAGTCTGGCAGAACAAAAAGCTCAAATGCCCAAGATACTTTAAAATCAAATACAGATAATGATAGAAAATGGATTATAAATACAGCAAATAATAAAGCTGAACAATTGCAATTATTAATAGCCGCATTAAAACACACGCCAGTAAATCAATTATATCTTCAAGACATTGAAGCAGATGATGTTATAGCATATTTGGCTAAATACCACTTTAAGTCTTTGAATTGTAAAAAGGTGATTGTATCTGCCGATAAAGACATGTATCAGTTGCTCGAAGACCCAATGGTTGAAATATATGATCCATTGAAGAAAATAATAATCAATGGAGACAAGGTAAAAGCAGAATATGGAATTGCCCCGTGTAATTTTGTTTTAGCAAGAGCAATTGTTGGCGATGAATCTGATGATGTAAAAGGAATTGATGGAGTTGGTTTAAAAACGGTGGCAAAAAGATTCCCAGAGTTATTAAATACAGAAAAAGATTATTACTCATCAGATATAATTGATATGTGTAAAAAGCATATAGATGCTGGTAGTAAAATAAAAATATATCAAAGTATCTTTGACAATAAAGATATTATAGATAGAAATTGGAAATTGATGTATTTAGATACAAACTGCATATCTGCTAATCAAATAGCAAAATTAGAATATGCAATAAATAATTTCCAGCCAAGAATAGACAAGCTTGGAATGATAAAAAGTTTGTTATCAAATGGAATAAACTCAGACATAGATTTTGATAGATTTTCTCATGTCATGAGATCATATCTTGTTTGATTTATTTAAAAAAATAAAATATTCATAATGTTTATTTATGCCTGTAATTTCAACAGTTTATTGAAAATAAACGTCATGATACAATGAATGAATGACAAGTCTCTCTGTCTAAGAGAGTTATATTTACTATTCCCTATAAGAATTAATTTGGAGTTAAAAAATAAAATGAGTGATAATTTAAACGAGAAACAACAACAATATTTCGCTTTTGATAAAAACTTTCAAGAAAAAATTATGCAAGCTATGATTGTTGACCAAGGTTGGGCAATGCAATTTATTGAAGTTCTAGACATTGCTTACTTTGAATACAATTATTTAAAAATGATAGCAGACAGATATGTTGGTTATCATAAGAAGTATAAAGAGTTTCCATCTATAGAGCTATTGAAAACTATATTGCATGAAGATTTAAAAAATGCAAAAGATGCAATATTAAATCAACAAGTTGTTTCGTTTCTCAAAAAAGTTATCGGAAATGAAAACTTGGCAGACTTGCCATATGTAAAAGAAAAGTCTCTTGACTTTTGCAAGAAACAAAAGCTACAAAACGCTCTAGAAACCTGTGTAGAGCACATTGTACATGATGACTATGACAAGGTAGCAGGCGTCATCAGAGAAGCCCTTACAGCCGGCACAGCGATTAATCCAGGGCTTGTATTGAATGATGAAACCGATATTGATGCACGCTATTCAGAAACATATCGTAAAACTGTTCCGACTGGATGTCACGAACTAGACAAAAGAGAAATATTAAATGGCGGTCTTGGCGCTGGAGAATTAGGGATTGTTGTTGCTCCGACCGGAGTAGGAAAATCACACACCCTAGTTCATTTCGCCGCACAAGCAATTAAACAAGGTAAGAATGTAATATTCTACACGTTTGAATTGAATGAAAGAATGATTGGTATTCGAATCGATTCTCATTTGACAGATATAGATTCAACAAGTTGTTTTGAGCGCATTGGTGAAATAAAAGAACACTATAGAGCAAATAAGGAAAAGTATGGAAAGTTGGTTGTAAAATACTATCCAACGGGAACATGTACAATTGACATGATTCGCAGTCATCTAGAGAGATTGTCTGTTACTGGATTTGTGCCAGACATGATTGTTATCGACTACATTCAAATTATGAGAAGTTCAGAAAAGTATGAAGCACCAAGATTTGAATTGAAGAAAATATTTGAAGAAATGAGAGGATTTTGTGGTGAACGTGGAATACCAATTTGGTCTGCTGTTCAAAGCAATAAACAAGGAGCAGACTCAGAAATTGTTGGATTAGAAAACATGAGCGAATCATATGGTCAAGCACATGTTTGTGATTTCGTTTTGGGTCTATCACGTAAACCAATTGAAAAAGCTACGGGTCTTGCTACATTATTCGTTGCAAAAAATCGTATGGGCATAGATGGTATACAATATAAAATACATTTAGATACAGCAAGATCAAAGTTCCGTATATTGAAAGAACACGAAATAGAACAATGGAATGAAATGGTAGAACAAAGAGAAAAAGCTTCTAAAAATAATGAAGTAAGTGCTTTGAGAAATGCATATAAAAACATGCAAAAACACAGAGAAGACCATGATGTTTCATTAGAAAAAATAACGAAAGTAGCTGAATAAATTATTTTATGTTGATAACATGCTAGGTTTAATCTGAATTGTTTTTTGATACACTGTAAAACATGAATGTTTGCGATTAGATGGCAACAACATGCCTTGTTTTACAGTGTATTTCTTACATTTACAGAAAAGTATTTTTGATACAAAAAAGTAAATGAACCTTGTCAAACATCATATAATTAAACAATTACAAAGACTAGAATTAGTAATTTTATAAATAGGAAAAGGAATTAAAAGACGTATGGCAACTTATGAAGAAGCTCTTAAAGAATCAATAGAATATTTTAATGGTGATGAATTAGCAGCGCAAGTATTTTTAGGAAAATATTCATTGACTTCACCAGAAGGTGACATCTTAGAAAAGACACCAAATGAAATGCATAGAAGATTAGCAAAGGAGTTTGCTAGAATTGAATCAAAATACGCCAATCCATTATCCGAGGATGAAATATTTTCTTATTTTGAAAACTTTAAATATATTATTCCACAAGGCTCACCAATGTCTGGTATTGGAAATCCATATCAAACAGTTTCAATTTCGAATTGTTTTGTAATTGAATCACCATATGATAGTTATGGTGGCATTCTTAAGACAGATCAAGAAATGGTTCAAATAATGAAACGTCGTGGTGGAGTTGGATTTGATATTTCTACTATTAGACCCAAAGGTCTTCCTACTAAGAATGCAGCAAAAACAACGGATGGTATAGCTATTTTCATGGAAAGATTTTCCAATACCTGCTCCGAATGTGCGCAAAATGGAAGAAGAGGCGCTTTAATGCTGTCTATTTCTATACATCACCCTGAAATTGAAACGTTTATCAATATTAAACGAGATCTTAAAAAAGTAACAGGAGCAAATATATCTGTTCGTTTGTCTGACGAGTTTATGAATGCAGTAAAAGAAAATAAAGAATATGAAGTTCGTTTTCCGGTAGATGAAACAGAAAATCCACAAGTACGTAGAAAAATAAATGCAAAAAATATATGGGATCAAATTATTGACTCCGCATGGGCTAGTGCAGAACCAGGATTGCTATTCTGGGATAATATACTTAATACAACACCAACTGAATGTTATAAATCAAAAGGCTTTGGAACAGTAAGCACCAACCCGTGTGGAGAAATCGTTTTATCTCCAGATGATTCTTGCAGGCTTTTACTTGTAAACACTTTGTCATTCGTAAATGACCCATTCACGAACAAAGCTTCATTTGATTATGAAAAGTTTGCGAAACTATCTCAAATTGGTCAAAGACTTATGGATGACATGATTGATTTAGAGTTAGAATGCGTTGATAAAATTATTAATAAGATCGAATTAGATCCAGAACCAGAAGATGTAAAGCGAATTGAGCTTGATTTGTGGGCGAAAATCAAAAAAGCTGCCATTAATGGTCGTCGTACTGGACTTGGCGTTACCGCAATCGGAGATACGGTTGCCGCCCTTGGAGTCAGATATGGTACAGAAGAGTCTGTGGAGGTTATAGAAGAAATATACAAACAACTTGGACTCAATGCTTATCGAGAGACAGTTAAACTAGCAAAAGAACGTGGAACTTTCCCTGTTTATGATTATGATCTTGAAAAAAATCATGTGTTTATTAATCGCATCATGGCCCTTGATCCAGAGCTTAAATCTGATTGGGAAAAATACGGAAGAAGAAATATCGCATTAACAACTACTGCGCCAGCAGGTTCAGTATCAATTCTTACACAAACAACATCAGGAATTGAGCCGGCATTTGAAGTTGTTTATAAACGTCGTAAAAAAATAAACCCAAATGATAAAGAAGCAAGAGTTGATTTTGTAGACGCACTTGGTATTAAATGGCAAGAATATAAAGTTTATCATCATCAGTATAAAAAATGGATGGAAGTTTCTGGTAAAGAATTAATTGAAGATAGCCCATATTACAAATCCCGTGCAAATGATATAAATTGGGTTATGAAAGTAAAAGCGCAAGCTGCTGCTCAAAAATGGATTTGTCATTCTATTTCAAATACAACAAATATACCTGCTGAAACAACAATAGAAACAGTAAAAGATATCTATATGACTGGGTGGGAAACCGGCTGTAAGGGTGTAACAATTTATCGTGATGGTTGCCGCGATGGAGTTTTGGTTACTGAAACAAAATCTAACAAAACAGATGAAGTTAAGTTTGAAGAACATCATGCACCAAAGAGACCAACAGATTTACCGTGTGATATATTCCATATTACAGTTGGTGGAGAAAAATGGAACGTTTTTGTTGGACTTTATGAAAATAAACCATACGAAATATTTGCTGGACGCTCACAATTCGTTCAAATACCAAAATCAAAGAAAAATGGAGTCATTCATAAAAATGGGTCATACAATCTTTTAATTGGAGAAGGCGATGATCAAATTATTGTTAAGGATTTAGCAACAGTATTTGACAACACATCAGAGAGCGCATTTACAAGAACCGTTTCATTGGCTTTGAGACACGGTGTTCCTGTTCAATATGTTGTTGAACAAATTGATAAGGGCGCAAGCAAAGATAATAATCTTTTTTCTCTTGGTAAAGGTCTTATGAGAGTTCTTAAAGGATATATTAAAGACGGTACCAAATCAAAGAAGAAGTGTGAAAATTGCGGGTCCGAAGATATTGCGTATATTGAAGGCTGTCTCACCTGTTCTTCATGCGGAAACTCCAAGTGCAACTGAACTATTCGAATAAATAAAATAACTTAGTTCATTATTATTTTTTTTTTATGATAACCTCAAATTAATTTGAGGTTATCATAATTTTATGAAAAATAAAAATAGAAAAAAATTACGTAAAATATGGGAAAAAATTAATGGAAAAATACCAATAGGATATGAATTGCACCATATATTACCAATATGGGAAGGCGGAAAAGATGAAATTGAAAATCTAATTCCATTATCTTTTGAAGAACATAAAAAGATTCATTATGAAAGATATTTGCAAAATGGTAAAATAGAAGACCTTCTTGCATCTAAAATTGGTATTTCAAATGATGAAATAAGAATAATGCGTGCTTCGCTCGGTGGCAAAATTGGTGGACAAAAGCAATTAGAAATGAAAATAGGAATACATTCTCAAACAAAAGATGAGAGATTACATTATGCATCTTTAGGTGGAAAATGTGGAGCTTTTACCAACAAACAGATTCAATCCAAGTTAGGAAAACGCGGAGGTGCAAACAATAAAGGATTTATTTGGATTAATGATGGAACAAATAGTATAAAGTATACGAAAAAAATGCAATTGGAAAAACCAATATCTGATTTTTTAAATGAAAACAAAAATTACAACATTGGAAGAATATGTGAAAAGGAACAATGTAAATATTGTGGTATTATTTGTAATAAATTAACAATATGTCGTTATCATAATGATAAATGTAAACATGTAGAATCAACTTTATAAAGAAGCATTTAACAAAATAAAAACATTTTAAAAAAATAAAAGATTCTTCTTGAACATATTGTTCATGTATGATAGACTAAATACAAGGTGTATTTTTATGAAGAATAGTTTGTTTTTGGTTATTTTGTTTTTAATGCTTTCCAATGTTGCTCATGCTCAAAATGATTCATTTCCGGCAAGGCCGCCATTTAATGCATGGGTATCATCAGAAGAAGATGTTTTTTTGAGGCCAGAGTTTGATAACTATGGACATAGTATAGCTTTATTACGATATGGTGATGTAGTTAGAGTTGTTGAATGTAGACCGGATTGCAATTCTCGTAATTCATGGGTTAGATTGGAGCCATTTGGAGTCACGAGAATGACCAATTTATCTCCAATGAATATTAGAACCCCAATGGGAGAGTTTTTGGCTGGCCCACCTAATTTTACTTGGGCGCGCATTAAAAGAAACGGAATAGTATCTACAAGAATGCCTGAACGTGGCTCAGAAGCCGTAGAACATTTTCATCGTGGCGATGAGTTGTTGTTCAGAACAAATCCTTCTTTGTTACGTCGAGGTTATTTGGAAAGGCCAAATGGTACATATGTTTCTGTTGAAGGATTGCACATATTTTCACCAAGCACATTTTCAGGATGGAGAAATCCACCAGATAATTTTGTTTTTATAAACAAAACAACAAGCATGACAACAAGTCGCGGCAATCATGTTGAATTACAAAGATATGAACGATTTCCATTGGTTTCTTTTACATCTACAACGGCTGTAATTGATGGTGGAACAATTCCACGACGAGATGTTAGAGTAGGACACTGGCATCTAAGACCAACACAGATTCCGTCAAGTGCTCGCTGGGTTCATGTAGATTTAAATGAACAAGTATTGACAGCTTATGAAGGTGATGATTTAGTATTTGCCACTCTTGTTTCAACAGGTAGGAAACGAAACTCCACCCATACTGGGATTTTCCAGGTAAGAAGAAAAATAACTTATACGCAAATGGTAGGAGGAAGTGGCAGAGGAAGATATTCAGTAGAAGGTGTTCCTTTTGTTCAGTATTTGACAGAATCAAATGAAGATGTAGCCTTGCATGGTGCGTGGTGGCACAACAATTTCGGAAATAAAAAGTCCCATGGTTGCATAAATCTTTCACCGGCAGATGCTTTGTTTATGTTTAATTTTAATCCAGCACAAATACCACAAGGTTGGAGATCAATTCATCCAATAATTTTAAATGTCCCGCAAATGTGGGTAGTAATAGAAGGAAATTGATATGCCAATTCCATTTTTAATATTTAAAGGACTGGAATGGTCTATTGAACACAACCAAGAGGAACAGTATTGGGAACAATATAAAAAATATTTTTCAATCTCATGTTCTGAACTTAAAAACATTAGAAATAAAATATTCATGCAAATGAAAAACAAATAAGGAGACAACAAATGCCAGTACAATATAATAATGTAAAAAGAGAATATCAAGAAAAAAATAAAGTTTCTGTAACAAGAGAATGTTTTGAATATTTTGATAAAATGATACTTCAAAAGTTTGATGGACAAAGAGCAAACTTTGCTGTTGATGTATTGCAAGCAGAAAAAATTGATTTAATGATTAAGGATTACAAAAAACTAGCAAAACAAATTGATATCATTAAGAATGAATATAAATTAGCAGGATGGGAGGTTGAATGGAGAGATGATACACATTCACAATATAATTGTATGCATTTTACATTCTATTCTTCTGATAATGGCGCAGACATGGGGATATGAAAAAAATAACCTATATAAATCAGCACATTCCAGTTTGGGCAGTAATTAAACAAGATCATGCCATTGAAGGAAATATAAAAGACTATATTAAACGAGATAAATTAATAGACAATCCAGATTTTTCTAGTCCATTTGAAAATGCAATACGAGAAAACATTCTTAAAAATACAAAAGGTAGAAGATGGTTATGGGAATGGTTATGTGTAGATAATCCATCGTTTTATTTGGCCGAAATAGAAAAAAAGATTGGCAAAGTGTTCATACGGTTTTTGGTGATAAAATTAAGTTGATGGAAATCGTTGAAGATTATGTTTATTCGGAAAAAAGCAAAGATAAAAAGTTTTTAGAATATCCAGCAGTATTTGATGATAAAAGACATAGAAAATTAGTTTTTGGTGATTTAGATAAAGTAAATGAACTAAGAAAAACTAAAAAAGCAAAATTGGATCCAAAAAAAGACATAACAAATCAAATATTGAGTACAGACAAATCATACGATTTTCATAGAACAATTTGGATTAAGTCAAGAAATAAAAATACATTAACAATTGTTGATGGAACTCATAGAAATATATCTCTGGCATGGGATTATGTAAAGCTCGGCAAAGAGTATAAGAATCCAATTTATGCTATTGTTATGGAAACAAACAAATAATATCAATATTTAGATTCATGAATAATTTAAAAGAATATTTGAATATTTTATCTCGTGAAGTGATAATGGAAGGAAGATATTCTGATGCGGAAAAAACGCATCAGGATTTTTCTTTTGAACTTTCACAAATGAAAAAAGAAGGTGTTAAACCAAAGTATATTGATTGGACAATTAAGCAATTAAAAAATAAAAATCAATATTACAATAACGAAGAAACAAAAATGAGCATTGGTTCAATAATTCTTTTTTTAAAAACATTTGATCAGTTGGCACAAACAGATTTTATAAAAAACAAAGATATCAATTCTTATGATTCATTGTTTTCTTTTGTTGATACCGTAGGAATTGCCTATAAAAAGTTTAATGAAGTAAAAAAAGAAAAAGAATTGGAAAAACAAATAAATAAATTATTTGAAAATGAAAAATATCTTGTTGTTGAACCATTAACACAGGAGGCATCCTGCAAATATGGCCGAGGGACCAAGTGGTGTACTGCATCTATGGATTCCGAAAATACATTTCAACAAGAGCAAGATGAGGGAAATAGGCTTTTTTATATATTCAACAAAGCCAATAAAGAAAAATATGCAATGCTTATAAGCCCTGAACATGATGCATGGTTTTGGGATAGCGCAGACAATCAAATAAGTCATTTGGATTTGTTTGATCACTTCCCAGAAGAAGATATTGAAAAGTTTATTCAAGATATTTCTGGCAATATGGAGTTATTCAATGTCTGACATTATAAAAGAGTTTATTGATTTATCCGTTAAAAAAGAATTGAATGAGCGAAAAAAAGAAGAGGCAACAAAGCCAAAGATTTTTTATCATGGAACCGCATCATCAAATCTGAAAAGCATTTTATCCAAGGGAATGCTGGCAAATCCTGATAACAAACATTGGGATGAGGAAATCTCATTAAAGGATGCAAGCATTGGATCTCCTTCCTTAGAATCTTTAAAAGGTTCATATTGGACAAGAAACTTCATGACAGCATATTCTGCCGCCAGAAACTCCGCAGATACTTTTGGTGGAAATAGATTATTTGTTATATCTCAAATATCGCCTAAAGAAACATTGCCAGACGAAGACAATATTGCAGGATTGTTAGAAACAACGGCAAACATGGCATTATCTGATCCTTATGGCGTAAGATTGTCTAATTTTCAATTATTAAAACTTTTGCCAATGTATATTGTGCATCCAGGAACTATGGATGAAGCCATTAGTGCATTTGAAAAAAGAGCACATGATAAGTTTGGGTTGCCAAATCAACCATTTAACAAAGAAATAGTAAAGCAATTTTTAGAGGCTCACCTTGGGAGAGTTGTGGCACACATTTTTGAAAAGAAATCTGAGACAGAGACAAAACAAATATTTTACACAGAATATGAAAGAGAAAAAAGAGACGCAACAAAAGAAGAAGTGCAAAATGCATACGAGCGAGCAAAAGTAGAATACACGGTTCCAGAAATGGAAAGGGAATATAAAATAGCACAAGAAGCGTTTCTTAGATATTATAGAAAAACAAGAATGTCAGATCAAAGAATTGACGCATCAAACAATCGTTATATGAAAGATCTTGGATTTACAGGAAGAAGTAAGATAATTTTAATTGTTGAACTTATTAAAGCTGGCTGGGATGAACCAGATACTATAAAAATAAGGTACAAGGATACCTCCCAAGGTTCTATGGCAAATCAGGCATGGGAACAGTTTAGAGAAGACTATAGACAATCCGTTGGTCCTTATTTTAATGTAGTTTAATATATTTTTAGGAATGATACAATAATAGTTTATGAGCATTCCATCGTTAAAAATAGAAGCGACAACAAACGAAAAAAGAGACAAATTAGTCAAGGAACTATTTCCTTCTATAGTCAATCCAGCACAGCTAGAATATAGAAAACTGTTCTATTATTCTTTTAAAAAGAAATATGAACTAATAATCAATGAAAAAGAAAATGAGTTTCTTGAAATATTGATAATAGATGGTTCAAAGAAAAAGAACATTATTCAGATTTTTACTAAAAAAATGGCTTTGAACGTTTGTTCTTGTTCATTGTTTAATGAATCTGAGTTGGGATATTGCGATCACATCGCAGCAATACAAAGATTTCTTAAAGATGATGAGATAAAATATTTTAATAAATCATGGACACTTGAGTTTACAAATAGAAGAAAAAGGCTACCTGAATCATTGCAAGAATACAAGGGGTGTCAAATAAAAATATATGATTCAAGGAATGTAAAAGAAATTGTTGTTGGAAAAAAAATTGATAATATTGAGCCAAGAACTTCGATAAATCATCATTATTATAAACAATTTGATAATGAAACAATTTTTAATAATAGATATCAAGCTTTAATTAATAAAAACATATCTTCGGAAGGGCTTTTGAACAATATTCAATTGTTTGATTATCAAGAAGATGTCTTTAAAAAGATAATTGCTGCTAAAAGAGCGGCGATTTCTATGGTGGTCGGTTCTGGAAAAACAATAACTGCTATTTCTGCTTGTAAATGGATAGAAAACAATGAAAACAACAAGGTTAAGATATTAGTTGTTGCACCAAAAAGTTTAAAACTTCAATGGCAAGCAGAGTTTAAAAAAAGAGCATCTATTGATAGCACAATGATGAACAAAGAAAAAGATATAGATGTTTATTTGAAATCAGGTAATAATGCGGCAATATGCACATATCAATTTGTTCAAAGGTATGTTGAACAAGTTAAAAAAATGAACTTTGATATTGTTATTGCAGATGAAATACAATTTATAAAAAACAACGAAACCAAAACTTGGAAATCGTTTTCAAAATTAAAATCTGAATATTTCTTTGCTTTAAGCGGTACGTTTATTGAAAATAACTTAATGGAGTTTTATAATCTTTTAGAGATTATTCATCCAAAGTTTCTTGGACCGCGTTGGAAGTTTGAAATGAAATACCAAAACGTATTAACTTTAAACAATCATCATGTCGTATATAAGGGCACAAGAAACATCCCTGAATTAAAAGAAAAGCTAAAATCTGTTGTCTTTAGTTATGACAATTTAGTATTGCCAAAGATTCATTATATTGATGAGTTTGTTGATTTGTCAGCCACCGAGCAAGCAATGCATGATGAACATTATCACGAAGCAAAGGCACTCTTATCTAAATCATTACAAAAACCATTGATGCCTGTAGAGAAAATGAGACTACAGATGTTTTTAACTAGATCAAGACAATGTTGCAATACGATTGAATTGGTGGATGAAACTAGAAAAATATCATCTGCAAAAATGAACAAGTACATTGAACTTATTAATGAATATTGTTTTCAAAAAAATGAAAAGATTGTAGTATTTTCATGCTGGACAACAATGCTGAATATTTTAGAAAGAGAAACAAAGAAAAACTTTCCAAGTATAAAATCTGTCATTTATTCTGGAGAATTAAATATTAAACAAAGAGAAAACATTTTAAAAACATTTGAGAATGATTCTGATTGTAAAATCTTGCTTATTTCTGACGCAGGAAATAAAGGCATAGATAGATTACAACTTGTTTCTAGAACTTTAATTAATTTTGAAATACCCTTCAATCCAGCAGTGTGTCAACAAAGAAACGCAAGATTACACAGAATTGGACAAACAAAAGAAGTATATATACATAACTTTTATGCTAACAATTCAATTGATATTAAACTTTTGGAAACAAATATAAGAAAAGAAAAAATAAGACAAGAAGTAATGTTTTGATATTTATTAAAGGACAATATGGGTAAAAAATTAACTATAGAAGATTGTAAAAAATGGATTGTTGATAACAACCTATCATCTATTTATTCAATATTAGAATATATTGAGACTGAGAATACATATAAAATATTGGATATTAATAGGAATATTATTTTTAATATTCATTTTTCTGTGTTTAAAAATAAATTATTATCAAACAATTTTGATTATAAGTTTTTTATGACAAAAGATGAAATAGAAAATAAAAAACTAGAAACTATGAAAAAAAATGGAACTAAACGATTATTTGAAGATAAAGAAAGATTTAATTCTATTATAGATAAAAAATATGGAGTTGACAATCCATCAAAATCCGAATTAATAAAATTAAAAAAAATAAATAAATCTATCGAAACATATGGAACTGAAAATGTTTTTCAATCTAATGTCATTAAAGAAAAAATTATTGAAACAAATATGAAAAAATATGGTGTTTGTAACCCTCAAAAAAACAAAGAAATATTGGAGAAAACACAAAATACTAATTATAAAAAATATGGCTGCAAAGTTCCAACGCAAAACAAAGAAATATATGAAAAAGTAGAAAAAACAAATATAAAAAGATATGGGAGTAAAGTTTGTTCTCAAAATAAAGAAATTATTGAAAAAATAAAACAAACAAAAATAAAAAACGGAACATTAATACCTATTGACTTAGAAGGAAAAATTATTTCTTTGAATGAATATTTTCATCATAATAATGATATTCAATTATCATATACTCGTGCCACACAACTCTTAAAAGAAGAAAAGTTTAGTTTGGAAGAATTGTTAGAGTATTCAAAAAATATTAATAAAACTTCAATTGAATACAAAATAGAACAAATATTAAAAAAGTATAACATAGAGTTTATTTATAATAAAAAATTAATAAATGAAAATATAAAGCCAGATTTTTATATACCTAATAAAAATATTGTTATTGAGTGTGATGGACTTTATTGGCATTCTGAGTTAAATGTAGAAAAAAATTATCATAAAAACAAAAAAGAAGTTTATGATAAAAATAATATAAGATCTTTGTTTTTTAGAGAAAATGAGATATTATATAAAACAGATATTGTTGAATCTATAATAATTAATAAATTACAAATAAATGGCGAAAAATATTATGCTCGCAATTTAGAAATAAGTACAAATAGAGACTATAGTTTTTTCAAAGAAAACCATCTGATGGGTATTGGCAAAGGTGATTGCGTATCTCTTGTGGATAAAAAAACAAAAGATGTTGTTTGTTCTATACAATATAAATGGATAAATAAAAAAGAAAAAACAATAGAAATATCGAGATTTTGTTGTAAAAAAAATACAACAATTGTCGGAGGTTTTTCGAAATTGATAAACTATATTGAAAAAAATACAAACCCAAAAAAAATAATAACATATATTGATAAAAGATATGGTGAAGGGTTGTATTTAAATACAATTGGTTTTAAAAAGAAAAATAATTCTAATTTAAGTTTTTCGTGGACAGATGGCAAAAATACTTATCATAGAATGAAGTTTAAAAAAGAATCGGGTTATGATAAAAAATTATATAAAATATGGGATTGTGGTCAAGATAGATATGAAAAGGATATTGTATAATGAATATTGTATTAAAAGAATATATTAATGCCATCATCAAAGAGCAATTTGGACAACAGATGCTGCAAAAAACTGCACCAACAATACATGTTTTTTTAGATATGGATGGCGTGCTAGCTGATTATGAAGGGGCCGTAAGTCAAGATGAAGATTTAAAAAAACTTAAATCAAATCTTGATTTGCTTATAAATCAAAATGATGAGTTTAAAAATCAACAATATGATGAAATCAAAAAAAGTTTATCAGGACCACAAGCCGATCCTTCTTTGAAGGCAATCAAAAAAGCACTCCAATTATACAATGCAAGAAAGTACATACTAGCAGGTAAAGAAGGATTCTTTCTTGGCCTTGAGCCGCTTCCTGGGGCTGCCGAATTGGTCAATGGCGTAGCACGTATAACCGGAGTTCTTCCTTCGATTCTAACGGCTCCTATCGAGCGCAGCAAGTATTGCGAACCAGAGAAGGAAGAATGGATGAAGAAACATTTTGCGGGGCAATATGACAAGTTCCATTGTTCTTTGAACAAAGAAAGATATGCCTCTCCAGGTCAAGTTTTAATTGATGATAGAGAGAAATATACTATTCCTTTCCAGAATGCTGGCGGAAAATCTATTCTTTATAAAGGAAATGTCCAAGAAGCACTAAAAGAATTAGAAAATTATGTGGCTCAAGCAAAATTAGGAAATATTTAATTTCATGGATAATGAGTTCAAAAACGAATTAGAAAAAAGAAAAAGCATTTTATCTAAAATAAAAGGTATAACAATCGGAACACATTTGGGTTCTGGTGTTGTAGCTAGTGCATTTGTTGCCAATCATCCTTCATATGGTAAAGTGGTTGCCAAAGTAATATATTCGGATACGGATCCCGATATAGAAAATTATAAAAGAGCAATCGGAAAAAATGTTCGTGGAATTGCAAAGGTTTATGATGTTGTCGAAGGTTTGGATCCGGAATATACAGTTATATTTCAAGAACAAGCTATATCTCCAGAGCATTTACCAAAACAAATGAGGGATGTCATAACACATATTGCTGATTTTTGCTTGGACCAAAATGAAATAGAAACTTGTTTTGATGATGACTTAATTGACAACATGACGCCAAAACAATTAGATTTATCTCAAGAAATGTTGGATGATGCTGTAACTGGCATGAAGTGGTTGAGAAGTACACCTGAACTTATGGATTCCAATAGTGGAAATTATGGAATCGTAGATCGTGGTGGACGACCACAATTTGCTTGGATTGATTTTGGACACATTATAGAGGCGAAGCAAATGAACGAAAATATAGCAGACAAACTTGGGCATAAGTTGGTAACTAAAAAAATTAGACGCAATAGTCTTCCTGGTCTTGATAAGGTTTATGCGGACAAACATGATTCAAATATTGCAAATACGAAAAAAGTAATTAAAAAGGTAGCAAAGAATCTTAATAGAAAACCAGGGCTACATAATCCCCCAATAATGGGATTAACCGAAGAAACTCTCAGAAAACTAATCAATGAAATGGTTGAAAAAGAATTACAAGAGTTTAGTGGGGTTGCTGGTGGTGGAGTTGTTGGATTTACGGGTCCATTAGGCATGGATACAGATGTAGATAAAAAATCTAATAAAGAGTGATGTATGTCAATGATTTTAATAAAAGAAAAAATTAATTCTTTAATTGAAGGCAGATTTGAAGATGCGGCAAATGCCAATCAAGATTATGCTAATGAATTAATGAAATTAAAATCTGGCGGGCTAAAACCAAAATATATTGATTGGGTATTAAAACAATTTAAAGATGGCAGTTTAAAAAAAGAAAATAATGTTGCATTAGATTATGTGTTGAATAATTTAAAATTATTTGACATGTATTCTGAAAGACAGATTATAAAAAATAAAGACATAGGAAAATATAAAAATATTGATGATGTTGTTTCGGCTGTGTTGCAAGCAGAAGAAATAATTGATAACAAGAATAAGAAAAAAGCTGTTTCTGAGTCTGAGCAAGAAGTATTTTATAATGACAATGATTGGAAAATAGTTCAACCAAAAACAGAACAAGCCTCTTGTAAGTTAGGGATTAATACAAAATGGTGCATATCAGCAACAAAAAGTAAGAACCATTTTCAGAATTATACTGAAAGTGGAAATGTTTTATTTTATTTTATATTTGATAAGAAAAATAATAAAAAATATGCAATTGCTGTTTATGGAGAAGAATACGATAATAGTATAGAAATATTTGATCAAGAAGACACGGAAATAAAACCTAACAAGTTTGTTTTTATGGTGCCAGTTTATATTTCACAAAAAATAAATGAAATTGTTGGTGTCGAAGTATTGCCGGTTGAAATTGTTGATAATACAAAATCATACTTAGAAAAAATAATTAATAATCCTGAAATGTTATCGGACTTAGATCCTAATCATGAAGGAAATATAGACATTCTATTTCAACATGGAAATCCTGAACAAAAATTACAAGTGGCGAAGTTAATTTTGCCGCAAAGCAATCTTTTAACAAATTATAGAGAATATTTCGCAACATTAAGAGCAACAATAGACAATCAAGAAATAAATTATCTTCATGGATTATATTGGATCGTTAAAAAATATGCTCCAAATCACAAAAGACTTCTCAGAGATGTAATTGAAAAGACAATCACAGACATGGGATTATTAGAAGTTCCTTCTATAGAAATGGTATATGCATATTTTAATAATGAGCTTCCAAAAATGCAAGAAGTATTTAATGTTCTTTTTCAATATCCTGTAGAAGAATGGCAACATCAAATTGATATTAATCCTGTTCTAAGAGGAGCAAGAGATGAAACACGAGAAGTATTGATGGAAATCTATAGAACAATAATGAATTATAATCACAAGTTAGAAACAGACGAAGAAATAGAACAAAAATTAAATGAATTATATGACCAATTATCTGTACTTAGAAATATCAATTTTGATTTAGAAAAATTAATTTCCATGCCAGATTCTATTAAAAAATTAACAGAGTCTAATAAATATTTAAAAACATTAATTGAGTCATTGGTTAGGAACATTATAAATGGATAAATTACAATACAAGTCATTTGTAGAGGCATTGGTTGAATCATATTTGAACGAAGCACAAATAGATAATGTAATTGCTCAAAATCCACAATATGCACAACAACTTGAAACATTTAGGGATATACATCCAAGATATTTAACATGGATTTTAAAACAAATAAAATTAAATCCATCATTTGATTCCGTTAAAATACATGGTTTAATAAAGTCTTTTGAAGAATCTGTTAAAAGAAACAAGATTCAAATAAAAGACATAAATCAATATAAAACAGTAGACGAACTAGAAAAAGTTGTTTATGAAGCCGAACAACAAAAAACAAAAACAGAACAAAGAGCAGAAGAACGCGGAGATTATGAAACAATATATGATGACGCAAATTGGCTTATAGTTTTACCATTGAGTACAAAAGCTTCTTGTTTTTTTGGACATGGAACAAAATGGTGTATATCTGCCAAAGAAGACAATTATTTTAAACAATATGTTAACCACGGTCTTAATTTTTATTTTTTTATAAATAAAAAACAAAAGATCAAAATGGACATAGGTGATGGCAAAGAAATAACTGTAAATCCAAAAATTGCAATTGTAGTCAAAGCAGATGAGCCATCAACAATCAAAGAAGTATATAACCAAAATGATGAATTGATTTACAGTATAATGAATCGCAATACAACCATAGAAGACATATATGATTACGTGCCTGAAAATATAATTTCTATTGCGTTAGGTATCGGGCAAGATAATAATGATTTATTGGCCAAGTCTCTCATGGTTAATGAAGTTTCAAAAGGCGATTTAAGTATTGAACAACTAGAGAGACTAATGAATGATTTTCCTAATTTTGATTTTTCTAAATATTATCATTATTTTGCTAATAGAATATTTGAAGATTTTTATAATTTAGGACATCATTCAAATCACATACATGATTTAATTTATTTTTCCGAATTAACAAAATACCCAATTGATTTTAAAAAAGTATTTTCTGAATTATTGTTAGCTAATAACAAATATGAAATTGATGTATTTGTTAATGAACTACAAATGGTTAAACAAGCATTAGAAGATGGAAATAGACCAGATCTTTCAAAAATATTGTCTGAACTGGCAAAGCCATATTTGGTAGAGCAGGCACACGACCTATCTATGCGATTAGAATCTCTAAATAAAAATAACTTTAATGGTGAATTAAGGTTAAAACAAGTTTTAAAAATATTAAGAGATTATGATATACCCTATAATAGCAAAGAAATATTAGATTTTTATATTAAAAAAATAGACAAACAAGCTCAAGAATTGTTTAATCAAAATAGCTTATACGACATATCAGCAGAATATAGAAGTTTAAAAGATACCACGGTATATAATGCAATTGATATTGTTGATTATTTAGCAAAAGATGAAAATGATAAGTTTTCAATGTATAAAATAATAAGCGATCATGTACCAAACAAGGAACAACTTAAAGCATTTTTATTAAAAACAGTTGAAAAAACAAAAAATGATGCGGGATTTATTAATCAAATACATTTTTTGAAAGAATTAAATATAAAATACAAACTTGGATTAGATGATAAAATAAAAGAAATCACAAATGAAGAGGTACAAAATACAATAATTAATAAACTTGATTCTGATGAAATAAAAAATGATATCGTTCAATATGTAACTAAATTATCATATAGTCTTAGAAATGTAGATATTCCAACAGAGACAATGAATATTATATTGCAAAAGGTATATAATATTGCATTAGAAAGATTTGATACTTTGAGTAATTATTCAATATCTACATTGCAACATTATATAAATGATATTATAGCGAAATATAAAAATGCAGGCCAACATCTAAACTTTGATTTAGAAACATTTAATACAAATATAATCAAGCATTTAATTGCAGAATATGAAAAAAGTGGATTTAGATATACTGATCTAAAACAAGACATTCTTTCAAAAATACGTCCTAGAGACAGAGTTGATTACTACAAATACAATAAAAATGAAATAGCAAACATATTAAATAAATTAAAAGAAAAATATCATGATAATCCAAAAGCAGAGTTAACTTTAAAAGATTTGATTTCTTATATGGGGATACAAGAGTCTATTGTTCCACTAAGAAAATTAATTGAAAGCGTCGTAGATGAAGAGTTAAAAGAGTTTAATGCTCTTGGAACGGGAAACATTGTTGGATACACTGGACCAGTCGGAATGAATACTGAACCTGGACATAAAAAACTATGGTCTGGAGATAAGAAATTAAAAAAGCCGATTCAAAAAGAATCGATGGAAAATCTTATTGATCGTTTACGAATGGATACAAGTAGAACCCATGATGTAATGAACTCGGGCGACAAACCAGAATCACTTCATAGAAAACCAATAAAAAAACCAGTAGGAATAAAATAATAGTAAATGTATAATGAAAAAGAGGTTTTGATAATATATTTAAAAAGCAAGGTAGGTATAAATCATGGGTATTAAAGTAACAATAGACGACAGAGGAGTTTTCCAAGAATATACAGCAGCCAGTTCTTCATTCCAACTTGGCTCTGGTATTAAACAAGCAGGTCCAGCACAAAACAACTTTGCAGCTTCAAGACAAAATGTAACATTTGGTTCTGACCAATTTGTTGTAATCATGCCAACTTCTTCACTTGGTATTACCGGCACCCTTCCATCTATTGTTGATGGAAACTTGGGCACAAGATATACTGTCCTTGTAGGTACCGGATCAAATAATAGAGTCATGCTTTCAGGTACAAATCAAATCAATCCAGGTGGAGCATACACATATGTATTCTCAGGATCATATTCAAGCGTTGCAGTAATGGCAGTATCAGGCACCGTTGGATATTATTGGCATGTCCTTAACGCACAAGGCACACTCTGATAGAGTAAATTAAACACTATATAAAGTTGATGCAAGCATTGAAAGATGCTTGCATTCTTTTTTTTGCGTGCTACCATAGAACCATGGCATCAATCGCATCTATAAAGCAAAAAATTAAAGACTTTTTCGGAAAACAAAAGCCCGAATTAAAAGAAATGCTTCCAGGGGACCATGTTAGGATTTTTTTAAAAAAACCTAATGAAGTTGGCCTTCAAACAAATACCCAATTAACCTTTCAAAGAATAGACGAAGAGGATCTTGAAAAAGGTTATGTAGAGGGTCATCTTGAATATATTAAAAACCACGGCCCAATTACATGCTATGAACTATCAGTTTATAAAAGAAAAAATAACAAAAATTATCTTATCACATATACAATCTTAGATGAAGAAGTTAAAGGGTTTGAACTTCTTGAAACAAAGGTAAAAAATAATGACAAAAGTAAATAAGAAAAGAACCTATGAAGTCATTGCAGAATCATACCCAATTGATTGGGCAAAAATAAAGCAAACAAAGATAAAAAAAGAAAGATCAATATATCATTGTTGGTCATGCAACAAAGACATAAAGCATAAATTGGATGTTGAAGATTTTTATTTTTGGTGCGACGAAGAATGTTTCAGTAAAGATGAAGCATTTAAGAAGCCAATAGAATAAAATTATATTTCGTGTGATTTATATCCGTGTTGAGCTAAATATTCAAATGGTTTCGAACCAGGATCAATTTTAGTAGAATTGAGGTTTACGTGTCCGATTATTCCTTCAAACTTTAAATCAATACTATCCGCATAAAACTTACCATTTTTCGAAGGAAATTGTTTTTTAATATTTAAAGCATTACAAAGTGAATCAACAAGTGCCAACAAAGACTGTAATTGCACATCATAAAAATCTGCAACCTTTACCTTGCGACCCCTCAGTATCTGTTCAGTAATTTTGCGATTTCTATCCAACACTTTACCAAATGCATAATTGCTAATTTCAATACCAACAGAAAAATCATTAGCTTCACTTGAACAAAAGGTAGCTACTTCTTTTGGATCTGAAAATTGAGTAATTATTCCATCAGGGGCAATGTGGAAATCGACCCCTAGTCCTCTGGCATTTAACACATTATAAATGCCAGAATTGTTTGATTCTCCACCAGTCCAATGTAAAACAATATTTTTAATTACTTGTTTTCTCTCTCTGGCTCCCTTGCCTTTTACAAACTTCATTCCATGATCATTCCAGTTGTAAACTGGTTTTACACATGGAACGTTTTTGCCACCTAATATAATACCTGTTGCTTGCATAAAAATACCTACTTATTTTAATTTCTTTAGAAAAGAGTTACCATAGTTTGTTTTAGAGCCTCCGACAATCCATTTGCTGCTCCAATAACAAACATGTTCTACTCCCATTTCAATTGCTGTATCTAAAGCCACTTTCATAGCTTCTTCTTCTGTGTGTCCTGGCCATTTTTGGTCATAAGCAGCTAATCCGCAACATATATTTGATTTGTTAATTTTTGTTGCCGCTGCTCTTTCAAGTGTAATTTTTTGCATGTTTTTTGGTCCGAAAGCATCGTTCCATTTAACATTTCCATTTGTTCTGTTGGCTACGCTATAAGCTTGTGGAAATAATGTATCCATATAGGGACTTATTGTTGCATTTTTGCTGTTCTCAGAATGATATGGAAAAGTTGTTAAAGATGTTTTTCCATTGTGTTTTGCAACGGTTTCTTTCATTTTAGAAACAAGATATTGCGCTGCCTCACTCATGTTGTGAAATCCCTTTAAAAACTTGGAATCCCAGTTGCTTTCTGCATCTATTTGAAACACTTTAGCTTTTGTCAACGTCATTAATTCATCTATGTCTTTACACATCGAATCTATTTGTGATTTGTCCGGTCTTGGCCATGCTGTTAAAGTAATTTCAATTCCATTTTTTGTAAATAAGTCAGCAACAGCTTTGAATACATATTTCGAATAACGCAATTCCCAACCAGGATCTGCATTGGTTGTATTTGATTTGTTAATCATAAATGAAACGGAATTAATATGGCAAGCTTTGCACTCGTCAACATATTTTTGATCAATTTTATTAAAATTGTCATCAATCCAAACGCCAATTGTTTTTAGTTTCGTATAGTCCATGAATATTAAATATCTTTCGAGGACGAGAATACAGAGAAACAATTTTTAAACTTTTTCAATTTTGATTGCGCGCATTGGGTCGGCTTTTACAATATCAAGCAGTCTTTTTAATTCTCTTTTTTCTGCGGCGCTGGTGAACTTAAATGGACTATCAATTTGTTCGCCCCGTTCTTTTGCAGAAAAATATAGTTCATCTTCATAATCTTCTATGTTTTTCTGGCACCATTCAAATTGAATTGCGGATAAATCAACTTTATATGTTCCATCAGCTAGATGAACATAATTTATTACATGCCCAGGTAAATGAACTATATCTACATTGAAACCATTTTGCCTTGCAATATTTTCAAACTCTGGCGAAATGCCACTACATACCTTGACAGCATTTCCTTGAAGCATGTGTTTATTTACCAATTTTGGTACAACGACTTTAATAAAATCATCAAAATCTTCTTTGGTTCTTAATTGTTCTTCAAATGATTCTTTTACTAAAAAGTCTACGTATTCTTTTATAATGTTCATGGAATTAAATATTATAAGAAAAGCCATGTTGCTGTTTACTTTTGTTTGTTTGTCATGTACAATAGAAGAATGCAAGATATAAAAAAAATAATAGATGAAGATAAAATGCTTTATATCCGATGCGCTTGCCATACGCCAGAACATCATTTTATATTGCACGATGGACCTGATTACAATGGTGATTATGAACCATGGGTGTATTTAGAGACACATTTGTTCAATTATTTACCATGGTACAAAAGAATATGGCCTGCAATAAGATATATTTTTGGATATAAGTCAAGATATGGCAATTTTGATAGTATTAATATAGGCGAAAAAGACATGGTAAAAATAAGAGATTTTTTTGATGAAGCTATAAAAATTAGAAAGGAAAATAAAAATGACATCAAACTTTGATATTAGAGAACATTTTAAGAAAATAACAGTTTTGGATAAAGGCCATGTAGAGTTAATGGATGGCATGGTCACAGACCCAATGTTGAAAATTGTAAATGCTGCACGAGTATCCTTTAATAAGGAAGCCATTGATTTGACTGAAAGAGATAAGAAGTTAATTAAGTTTTTAATAGAACATGAACATTTTTCAACAGTAAGACACAGCTATTTTAGCTTTAGAATTAAGGCACCACTCTCAGTTTTTCGCCAATGGTGGAAGTATCAAATAGGTTCTGATTGGATTGAAAATGAAAACATCGGTTCTATTCAAATCCCAGATACAAGCTGGAATGAAGCTTGTTTAACTGGCGATACCTTAATTTATTGCAATGACCATAAAGATAATTTGATTAAAATGCAAATCAAAGATTTATTTGATAAATGGAATAATAATAAACAAGGCAAAGTAAAAGAATTAAAAGTTAGAAGCATGAATGAACAAAATAACATGCTTACAACAAATAAAATTATTGATGTTATTGATAGAGGAATGCAAGACGTATTTAAGGTTACGTTGAAAGATGGAAAACGAATTAATTTAACTAAAAATCATAGAGTTTATACTGATGATGGATGGAAAACCATGGGGGAATCGTTGAGTCCTATTTTATTAAATAATAATTCTGTTGCATTTAATAAAAATGTAAAATGGGCAACAAATGGTATTCCTGTTGCTGGAAATGGTCTTTATAAAAATAAAGAATGGTTGGCGGAAAAACTAGATAATAATTTAAATTATAGTGAAATTGCATTAGAATCAGAGTGTTCTGAACACACTATAAGAAAATGGGTTAAGAGATATGGTCTTAAAGGGAAAAATTGTAATTTCAAAAAAGGAGATGCCCCCTGGAATAAAAACAAATCTTATAAGATTAAAGATTTTGCCGGATACAGTAAAGAGCACATTGAAGCAATAAAACTTGCACGCTCTGGTGAAAAGTCCAATTTCTGGAAAGGCGGGATTTCTTCAGACCGAAGAAATATAACAAGATGGACAACAGAAAATGCCCAAAAAGTTCATAAAAAACATTACTATACATGCCAACAATGTGGTGAACAAAATAATAAACTTCATGCGCACCATATTAAACCAGTTTATTTTGCGCCAAATGAAGCATATGATATTAATAATCTTATCTCGGTGTGCATTCCATGTCATAGAAAAATACACAAAACAACTGAAACAGAACTGTCTTTCATGGAACAATTCTGTAATGTGGAAAAATATGATGTTGAATTAATTAAAAAAGCTCAATATGAGAAAAAATCAATATCAATAAAGAATAGTTTAAAAATGGTAAAATATACCGAAGTTGTTTCTGTTGAATATCTTGGTCAACAACAATGTTATGATTTGGAAATGGAAGCTCCAAATAAAAACTTTGTTGCAAATGGTATTATTGTTCACAATTCTGGTCGTTATGTAGAGTTTGAACCAGAGTTTTATATTCCAGAATCGATTCGTGTTCAATCTAAAGACAACAAACAAGGAAGCTTTGGAAAACTTGAAACTGAGATCGAGACAGGATTGTCTCCAGTTGAGTTCTTTGAACAATCATGCTTACGCCAATATGAGGACTATAAGAAGCTTGTAGAGGCTGGAGCGGCCAAAGAGCAAGCAAGAATGCTTCTTCCACAGAACATCTATTCAGAATGCATTTGGACATGTTCACTGCAAACAATTCTGTTTTTCTTGCATCAACGTCTTAAAGAAGACGCTCAGTGGGAAATTAGAGAATATGCAAAGGGCATTCTTGAATTAACCAGACCAATTCTTATTGATGGACTTGTGAAATGACCGATTTATCTAAAAAAATAGAGACTTTAAAAAAAGAAGCAGAAGAAAAATCAAAAGAAATAGAACGTTGGGAGAAAATATATAAAAAATATCCCAATGCAAGAATTATAACAGGTCGCTGGAATTATATTGCTGTTTCAGATGAATCAGTAAATAATAAAGTTGACGAAGTATATATTCGACATAATTGTGGCTGTTGTGATGATTCCCCATTAGAAGCATGGCCGTATTATTACGATGAAGAATTAAATCAAAACATTTATTTTTTAAATAAAATAACAATACCAGAGTCTTCTAGGGTTGTTAAAGATTTAAAAACAAAAACTGAAAAAGTTTTAGTGACTCCTGAGAAAATAATCTACAATTCTCATTTCTCAGTTGGAGAAAGGTGTTATGATGGTGGAGATAGACCATATGAAAATTGGGAAAAAACATTAAATAATGTTAATATGCCACCAATTATTATTGATAAAATAAAAGACTATTTTGAAAACAATAAGCCACAATTGGATTATGAAGAATCTGAATTAGAAGAAGACAAAGAAGATTTTTGATAAAAAACTTTCTATCTACCTCTTGACATGCAAAAATACATGTTTATAGTATCATGACTTATGGAGGAAAAAATGAGTCAAAAATATATTGTTGAACAAAAATCAAAAACCGCCTTTATTTCTTATTATAAAACGTATACGATAGAGGCAGAATCTCTAGAGGATGCAAAGAAGCAAGCTAGGTCTATTGCAAAATCTCTATATTCTCTTTATGGAACAAAATCCTTTGAATTAAAACTTGTCAAGTTAGAGGAAGTTGGTTTATTTACAGGAGAAGACATTTATAATGAGATTCAAGAAGAACGCCAAAGAGAACAAAACAAAAAAGATTATGAACAATATCTTTTGTTGAAAAAGCGATTTGAGCATTCTTCCTTAGAAGGAAGCGGTAATTGATTGATTCTATATTATTTTCACGATTGTGAAACAAGCGGTTTAACCAACAAACATAGTGTGTTGAAATATTATTCATGTTTAACGGATGAAAATCTCAACACACTTTTTACTTTTGGCGAATATAATTTGTTGCCAATGGACAATTTATTAATTGATATTGAAGCATTAAAAATCAATAAAATTGATTTATTGCAACACGCCTGTAGTGCTGTTACAATAGAAACAATGTTTAATCAATTAAATGACATGCTGTATGGAACCTTCTCTACAGGATTTTTTGATATAAACAAACAATTTTTGAACGCAGAGATTGTTTTGGCTGGACACAATGTTCATTTTGATAATGATTTTGTTTTGGATAAATTAAATGAATCATTTAGAAGAAAATCAAATGTGCAATTATTTGCAAAAAATGAACTTATTGGCGTTCAAAGTATTTATAGCCCCAAATCCTACTCAAAAGTGTTAAAAAACAAAGCTAATCTTGATACTGCTCACATAGCTCAATTTTTAAAATTGTGTGGTAAATTACCAAAAGATCTCAATGTTTCTTTATCAGAATTGGCAAATTATTATAAAATTAATAATTCACAAGCCCATACTGCTAAAGGAGACGTTGAAATGACTATAGAAGTCTTAAAACATATGCTCAAAGAAGTTAAATAAAGGAATAAAATGAAATTAAAACTTAATATGGATCCAAAAATTAAATTAGGAAATGATGGACAATTAGATGTTCCTCATGTTGTAAGTTTGCGTGGTGAAATAACAGAAGAAGTATTAAATGATTTTTCTAATTCATTTAATGTTGCACAAAATACAGGGCAAGATGTTATTCCGATTATAATTGATAGTTATGGTGGCGACATATATGCCATGTTAGCAATATCTGATATTATATCAACAGCAACTGTACCAGTAGCAACTATTGTATGCGGAAAAGCCATGAGTGCGGGTGCCTTTATTTTTTCTTGCGGAACCGAGGGGTATAGATTTATTTCACCACATTCTACTGTAATGATTCACCAAGCTTCTACTATGTTAGGCGGAAATACAGATGAAATACAGGTTGAGGCAGCAGAAGTAGTAAGGCTAAATAAAAAAGCCATAGAACAAATGGCCTTAAATTGCCAACACCCAAAGAATTATTTTGAAAAACTTTTACAAAAAAATAACAACATAAACTTATATTTAGATTCTAAGGAAGCAAAAAGACATAATCTAGCAAACCATATCAGAATGCCAGAATATCATGTTGATGTAACCGTAAATACTACATTTAAGTGATTATATGACCAATGAAGAAGCTGTAAATAAGTTCATTAAAGATTTGAAAAGGCTCTGCAAAGAAAACGAGATAGTTTTCAAATTAAAAAACACAAAATCAGTAAACATGAGCGATGGTATACGATGTGCTGGTTATTTCGATGAAAATGAACTTGTTACAGCTAAGGGTAGTAAAGATTATTTCCAAATATTAATTCATGAATCATGTCACATGGATCAATATTTGGAAAAAGATCCTATTTGGAAAAATGCAAAATATTGTGATATTGTTGATGAATGGTTGACTGGCAAAGAAAAAAGAAATATCGAATCGCATATCGACAAAGTTAAGTTGATGGAATTGGATTGCGAAAAAAGAACGGTCGAAAAAATAAAGAAATATAAATTGCCTGTTAATGTAGAAGAATATACCCAAAAGGCAAATTGTTATGTTCAGTTTTATAACTATTTGAAAATAACAAGAAGATGGCCTGCTCCAAATAATAGCCCATGTCAAAATGAAAACATTTGGAAAAATGCACCTAAAGTTTTCATGGGCGAATCTTGGTATGAAACTTTACCAGATGAGATTCTAAATCTTTTCATAAAATATGAGGTTTAACATGTATAGTACAATAGGAAGTTGTCCAAAGTGTGGCGCACCAATTTATACATATGGAGTTTGGAATGGTGTACAACCGCCTCCACCATTATATAGCTGCAATTGTAGAAACACAAATAATAAATCTGGTGATTATGTTGTATATACAAATAAAAACAATGTAATAGACAATAATAACAATCCAGCAACCGGAAATCATATTATTGATTATATTCCAAATAATAAGCACATAAATTATTTGCCAGAAAACACTGGAAAAAATACAGATATATCATTAATAAATGATATAGAAAACATGATTGCAAGTTTAAAGATTCAATTAAAATTACTTGAAGAAAAATTAGAATTACTAAAAAATGAGAAAATCAAAGAAAACGAATAGTTTAATTTTAAGCGGTCAACAATCTTCTATGTTGGCCTTATTAGCCATGTCGGCACCATTGGATAATACAAATAAAAAAAGAATACTTTCAGTTCTTAAAAATGAAAATGATAGAGCATATAGAATTGCTTTGTGCATTTTGGGGTTTAAAAACGAAAAAGATAAGAGTATAGTAGATGCTGCAAATGGTTTCGTTGAATGGGCCAATGGATTAAAGGAAATAAACTATGCAAACAATACGCCGAAGTGAATTAATTGCGGTTTT